TGTATTTGTTGTATCTGTTGTGCTTGTTGAGTTTCAATCCAAGAGATGCATAGATGTGCTTCTCGCTATGTCTTGTGTGCAAGAACATTTCCTCAAAGAAATTCTCATTCTTTTTCAACAACTCGATGAAGTAATCTCCTTTAAAGTTCATTTCCAGTGCTACGGATACATGTTCAGGTTTGAAAACTTTGAACAACAGAATTTCTGCTATTCTTGCAAGATCTTCAACTCCGTGCTTATTTGATCTGAAAAGACCCACCTGCACGAGTCTGTAGAAGGCTCTTTCATCTTCTGCTCTATCCTTTCTTATTCTCCTCATCGAAGCTAGACTCATTTCCTGTATTCTGAAGATATTGATAACGCTGTAGTCTCTTCCCACACCATCTGATGTGTCAATAGTGAACAGGAACCTGTCAGTCTCTTTTATGTCATCGAGGTTGAAATTTGGGTGCCATTTCAGATCCTTGTAGCCGAGATCTTCAAGTTCAAAATCCTCGATTTCTCTCCATACAAATTTCTTTTTGATCTTGGTGAAGAATTTGAGAGAATCAGATGTTAACAGAAGAGTATCTCCTGCAAGAAACTGGTTCCCATATTCCTGATTGAAAAGTTCCTCTGATCCCAAGTTAGCTATCTCTCTCCTCTTCCAAGCCTCGTCTCTTCCGGGTACTTGCCACCAATCGACTCTTAGTGGAGTGTACTCGTTCTTACCATCTTCACCTGGAGCTTTCATTGCGTTAGCATAAATTTCCCAGAATTTATTTCTACCGTTAGCTGTTGAAGTTATGATAACTCTTGATATCTGTGAAGATGAAAGTGTTGGATAAACTGAACGGTAGAACGGTTCAATGAAGTTATTATGAATGTGAGCGAACTCATCCATGAAAGCTAAGTGAATAGTGAAACCGATAGCAGCTGATTTTGTTGTTGATTGAGCCATTATTCTACAACCGTTATCAAATTTCATAGTCATAACGTTGTTCTGCTCAATGCCAGGTTTCATGAAAAACGGTAAGCCCTTTATCACAGTTTTTATCTTATCCATGATTTCGGCTGCAGTTGCTCCCTTGTTAGCAAGTATCATAACATTCTTATCGATGTTGAAAAGAATGTACCATGTTATGAATATACCAGTCATGATAGTTTTACCTATCTGTCTGGATGCAAGGAAAACTATCCATCTGTTTTCCTGATAAGCTCTGAGTACTTTTTCTTGGTAGGGTCTGAGAGTGATTTTTTGAACTCCATCATCTGTCATAGATACACAGTACTTGTTTGCAAAGTAAACAATGTCTGTTGCACAGCGGGCAATTTCCTTGAGTTCTTCTTCTGAATAATCGAATATCAAGTCACCTGCTCTAAAATCTATGTCAACCTCGTGAAACGGATTTCCTCCCAATACAGTTTCTCCATTAACTATTTTATCCCTTACCTCTTCCACCATTTTGGTGTTCCATATCTTAGTTTTTCCGTGTGGTTGGGAAAAATTCACCTGTGGAGTTGGAAGATTCCTTCTCGGATTCTGTATCATATATCATTTTCTTTTTCATTCACATCTTCAAATCCTTCTCTGCTTGAATTAGCTTCCTTTATCATCGTTTGAATCGTGGACATCAATCCCTTGGTTCCTCTGAACCTTGTGGTTTCTTCTCTAATTTCTTGAGCCTCTGCATCATGAACATGTGTGACAGTAGCTGCATTGGATTCATAATCCATCTTGAGATTTTTGTAGTTGTTCTCAAGTATTATCATGAACTGAGCTAGATGTTTTACTATTTCCATCTTGGATTTCTGCAGAGATGAAAGCACTTCGAATGTACGATCTCTAACTCCGCCTGCATCTATCTCTTCTAATAATTTAATAATTGCGTGTTCGGCTGTTTTCATTTGAAAGATCAAGTTGGAAACTGTCATCTTATCGATAGACATTTTTTGATTAACATAATCGTGTTCGAAAACAAACTCTTTTGGTAGATACAAGAGAACTACTGATTCTACAACTTCTTCGGCTTTCTGATCAGCTTCAACTTTTATCAGTTCGTAATTCAAAGGTTTTATTGTGCTCAACGCTGGCAGATCGTTCTTTCCCACTTCGCTTATAGCAGGAATTTCTGACCCCAGAATCATAGACTCCAAATCTTCAGAAACTTTCTTCAGATATTTCATCTGCTCATCGTTTGGTTTTTGATTCTTTTTCATATAAAGTGTTTAGTGTGTATAGCTTATATAAGGAAGACGAGACTCTGGAATTGCATTATCGATAACGATAGCTCTGCTTGCATCCTTAACGATGTTCTGATTGAGAACGAATGGCTGCTTATCAGTTTCTATTTTCTGAGACCAGACTCTTATGTTTGTGAGCAGCATATCAGAAGCTGGTATTGCATAGTTAACTGTTGTGGATCTGTCTTCCTTCGATATGTTATTAACCGTCTTTCCGTATATCAACCTCAGATCCGATGTAGCTGGTAGATTTGTAGTTTCATTCCACTGTATTTCCCAAATGTTCAAAGTTAACTGGGAGAAAAGATTGCTGAACGATACACAAACGTTGTACCATTTGTTATCTGACAGTTCAGGTTGTGTGTTAGGGAAAAAGAAATAGTAAATCTGGGAATTAGCAAAAACTCTAAAGTATCTCTTTTCAAGCAGATCAATTCTCACTCCCTTTCCACTATTCATACAATCTATGAACACTCTGGGGAATGTTAGCTGAACATTGAAATCAGAAAACGATTTCCACGAAGGAAACACCCTGTTGAGATGCGATAGAATTTCATATGAGAATTGTATCTCAATTTCCTTGTCGTTCACAACCTGAATAACTTCACCGACAAGATTGAAATTGCCTCCAGAAATTCTTCTAACAGATACCATGTCACCGAGATTGAAAGTGTGTGAAATATCGTACTGAATTCTGCATGTCAGATTATCTTCATTGACATTTCTCAGCGCTGATGCAGAGCTGAACCTTTCATTTTTCTTGATGTTGAACCATGCCGAGTATGCTCTATCTTGCGATGATGTAAATTCACCGAGCGCTTTGTACTTCACCAATTTATCCTGAACTCCCTGTGTCAACTTAACAGAATCTGACAAGTCGTACTGGTACTCTGCTATCTTCAAATAGTAGTTCATCACAGGAACATCTGTTATTTTTATCTTGTCGAACAGATACGATCTAACAGGATCCGATGTTGTTGTAGTCTGCTGGAACTGTTGTGGATTGACTGTATCCGTTCCTTCATCCTTCTGTTCTTCACCAAAAAATTTTTCGACGCTTGGTGCTAACGCTTCAAGTGCTTGAATATCAGGATCGGTTGTCATGTCAACATTTGCTTTTGGCAACCATTTTATCAACGTTACTTTGAAATAGAGAGGTTCGTTCATGAAATCCCTGAACAGATATGAGCTTGAAACTTCATAAATTCTATCAGTGTTTGGAAACCAGATAACATCCCTTTTCTGTGGTCCAGCACCATCACCAAATATTTCCTGAAAGTAATTCTTGTCTATCTGTATTTCAAACGGCATTTCGAAATCAACTCCAAACGGACCCATGTTCAATTTGTTATCGGGAAATTGGTTGTTTGGAATCACAACTTTCATGCACTGCATCTTATCATGCTCAAATAAAGAGTACTCCATGAGATAGACATCCTTGCTTCTTCCTTGTGGAAGAACTCTGTAGTACTGAACTTCATGACCAAATAATGAGTTCACCATTAGATTCAAATCCTTGTAGAGCCTTATAGCTCTATTCATCTTATACGGATTCCACTTGGCGCCTGCTTTGTAAGTTATAGGGAATGCATAAACTTTTGATTCATCTTGCTTATTAGCAGGAACGAAACCGTCTTCAGGATTCTGTTCAATAGCTGTGTACACTAGCGATACACCAATTATCTTTGCAGGCCCACCTGACATCAGAGTGTACCTGAACTGGAACCAGACTTTGTTTGGCTGTTTCCATTCTACAGCGGAGAGAATAGCATCATTCATTTCAAAGTACTCCGAGAATGTTTCGTTATCATAGGAGTACCTGAATTCTTTTTTGAAAATTGTACCAGATCCGCTGTTAACTAAGTTCTCGGTGTAGCCTGTAACTTTAGTGATGTTAACGAGTGGATCAGAATATGCTAAAATCACATAATCTCCAGATGTGTAAAGTTGATCTTGCACTATTTCAGTCTTATTTTTCTATATATCGATTTGCACACTACACATAAAAAAGGAAGGAAACATGAAACTGTTTCCTTCCTCTGTGTGTTCAGAATGCCTGTTTTCTGAACTAAGAATCTTTTACTATTCCCTGGCTCTTCAGGATCTTTTCAAGATCTCTGACTTCGTTTAGAAATTCATCCCCAAAGAATTTAACTGAATCCTCGTATTCCCTTCGTGACATCTCGTACTTCTGACAGTACCATTTCACCATAGCTTCACTTGGAAGATTTTTCTTCTTATCCTCAACTGCTTTTTTCTTCGTCTTTGCAAAGATCCAATTCGGTTGAGTTTTATACAACTTAGTTAATGTTGTGTGCCAATAATCTGAAGTTGCTGCACTATTGATTCTAAAATGAGAGAGAACACTTACTTGTATAGGGTACTTGATAGACAGGAATCTTCCACACATGAAAAAATTTCGATGCTTATCTGTGTTTTTTACTTCTTTCCACTGTTTTTCATTAGCAGTAAAAAGCAATTTCATATAATCAAACAATTGCATGTTGTTTCTGAATTTCTATGTTAAAATTTTTTACTTGATTACGGGTTATTCTATTTCTAGAACAATTGAAATATTTTGCGGCCTTTTCTATTGAAATAAACTCCAAAATTTCGAAATCAGATTTAGCGATTATTTTATTTCCACGTTTAGAATTTCCTTTTTTTCTACCTTCTAAAATTGCATTTATGTGTTTTTTATCTAATCTTCTACCCGTTAATGATTTTGAAATGTTCGATCGATGTTCGTCTGTTCTTTCTTTCATCTTTTTTCCTCTGTGGCTTTCACTCATTTTCTTTCTAGATTCAATAGTCATTTTTTTTCCATACATGCCGTTATTAGATCCGGTTACCGCTGCTCTTATTTTTTCTTTAGTTTTTTCTGAATGCTTATACAATCTTTCATGCTTTTTGAATTTTTCTAAATTGCCTCCTATTCCACCATCTGCAAGATTGTAACTATTTGGATTTTCTACTGCACTGGTATTTTTTATCCAGTCTTTTTCCTTTTCTGAAAGTTCTTCTAGTGTAGAGCAATGTTCTAAAATCTCTTTATGAAAATTTTCTTTTCCGTATTTTTCAATTGCTTTTTTGATAGCTATTCCAGATCCTAAATAAGATTTTGAATTTCTTGCATCCTTTCCGATGTACCATTTTCCATTTTTGAGATTAGTAACTCTATAAATTACCATAGCGTTTTCTTTTATTTATCAGAAAACGGATCCGAATTCTCTCTAATAAATGTTCTTGTCAGTTGGTTTCAGCTCCTGCCATTGTTTTTCGTTAGCAGTGAACATCAATTTTGTGTAGTCGAATAGTTGGATCATATCCAATTATAGAAGAAAAGAGCGGGAAGTTTTTCCACTCGATTAAAAAATCTTATCTTTAAAAATATTGAGGAGCGTCACGATGAACTGTATGACTAAAAATATTGTGATAGCTCTAGTTTTGAACTGTTTCAGATCATGCACTTCTTTGACAAGTTCCCTGAACTGTGTCAGAGAAATTACATCATCTATTTTTTCTTTCCAAGCTTTGAGTTCGTCAACTTTATCTTCTCTATCCTTGATCAGTGCAATTTCCTTCTTAATGTCTTGGATTTCAGAATTAAGATTCGAAATTCCCTGACTAAGAGTTCCAAGCTCCTTTAAAACGAGCCTGGAATATTCATTCCATCCATTCTGTGATCCGGTATTAGTCTCCATCTCTATCCCAATTTGTTTAGTTGACACTCATTCATGATAGTTTCATGAATGAGCGTTATCTTGCTATATAACTCATCAGGAATTGAATCCTTTTGTGAAATCATATCAGAAAATAAGCTAAGCGTAGATTCAATAAGAGTAAGATCCCACGTAACTCCTATCACTCCTATTATTTTATAATTGTAATCACGGAGAGGTGAACATTTAGTCCACAATTTTCTACCATTGTGATCGAAAATGTACTTAACTGTTTTTCCAGATAGTGCTTTTTTGACTTCTTTTATGGGAGCCAAATTTTCATCTGTAGAGTCGAAATATTCATAGAGAGTCGTTCCTATGTATTGTGAAGGTTGTTCAATTCCAGCTTGAGGAAGTTCTCCGCCGTTAGCAAAGAATTTGAGTTTGTTGTCCGCCATCCAAAAGAAAACTGGTAGAGGAGAAGTCGAGAGAAGATTCTCGAGAGCTTCTTGTTTTCTCTTCAGCATGAAGTCTCTGTCAGTCAGAGCATCTGTAAGTTCTTTTAATCTTTGTAGACTCATCTATCTCGGGCACGTTTGGGCTTGAACCCTGGATAAAATGCTTATATAGCTTGTATGCACCTCACCAGATTAGTTCTGATTATTTATCATCTATGAGCAAAAAAAATCAAAAATTTTTGCCCATGAGACTGTTTCTCAGAATCATCTTGAACTCCTTTTTATCAATCCCGAACACCCGTATGACATCTTTCTCCTTGTGAATAGATTTCAACTTTTTGAAATTTTTTTCGTAGGAGACTTCGTAATACTGTGTGGCACCCTTTTTCTCAGAAGGGAGAATCTTCAGTATTGTCATTTAGTTTGCGAAAGTATAGTTTGCAATTTGAAAACGCAAGCTAGCATTGAGATAGCAGGATCTATCACTTGCACTCTCTGAGCTTGGTGCAAAGCTATCTCGTACAGTATCTGTGGTAGAGCTTGAGTTTTTGATGGATAGTTTTCATGAAGCCAGTTTGGAAATTCTTCTCCGAGAGCTGCTAACACATCTTCTACTCTAGAACCATACTGCCCAATCATGAAGATGTAATTGTTGTAAGGATCCGGTGATCCAGCACATAGCTTGAAAATATCCTCGAACGACCATTCAGTTTTCTTTATTGCATCTGCATCAAGAACCTTGACGCCCGATATCTGAATGGCTTGTATTCTGTTGAACAATTTTCTCATGTCAGGAAAAGTTCTCTTGACAAGTTCTTCAAGTGCATCCTCAGTAAACTGTATTTGCAGTTTCTGAAGAACGAACTTTGCTCTTTCTTTCTGTTTCTGATAAACTTCTCTTTCCTCATCAGTGTCAGTGTAATCGAAATTGACAACGGTGAACCTTGATAGAATTGCTTCAGGTATTTTGTTGATGTAGTTAGTTGTTGCTATGAACCTTGCTTGCTCTGCGAACTTTTCAATTGTTCCTCTTAGTGCTTTGAAAAACTGTTCAGAAACACCTTCAACTTCATCTAGTATGATGACTTTGAATGCTTCTTCCCCGTCCATCACTGATATAGTTGAACAGAATTTGTTTATCGTTTCTCTAACAACTTCCACAGAAGTTTCATCAGAACAGTTTATATACTTGTAAGGATGTTTAGATGCTAGAACTTTAGCCGCTGATGTTTTTCCCTGACCTGGTCCGCCATGAAATAGATAATTCTGTTTGAGTTCACCATCTCCAATCATATCCGATATACGATTTGGAAGGATGAGCTGTTCAATTTTCTTTGGTCTTAAAATTTCTGTTAGTAATCTCGATTTACTCATGCTGTTATTTGTTATCGTTCATTAAGATGGTTGATTTTTCTTCGAAAAATTGAAGCATTCCTGAAAATGCAATTCCGGAAGTATGAAAAGCTTCTATATCTTTTTTGTACTTTGAAACGATAGTTCTGAACCTTGATTGGCTAGTGACTCGTTTCTTGTAAACCATGAAAGTGAAGAGGTGATCAAGCCAGATATTGTAAGGAGTAGCTGCTCGTTTTTGCTCGTCAGACAGTTTTTCGTATTTGGCTCTTTGAGCAAGTTGTTCAGCCAGAGAAGGTGTATCTGAATTTCTATCAGATCTCTTGCTGATCTTTTCCATCTGTGAAGTTATTCTGTCCTGAATGTCTTCCTTGTTTCTTCCCATGATTTAAGATTTATACCTTTATAGCAATAATGTAACAAAGATTCAACATAAAAATGGGAGTCATTTGACTCCCATTCCATCTTCTTTCTTTTCTCTATCTTTGAGCTTTCGATGTAAGTAGAACCACAATCCAAAAAATGAAACTGATATGAAATAGAAAATGAGATCTGTTTTCCAAAAAGATCCTGTCCACTTCATCACAGCTGCGAACAAGGCGTCGAAGCCAAGCGGGTTGAAGAACGTTGCTAGGATCAGGATCAGGCTCTTCAGTCTTTCCAATTTTCTCTTGTCGTTTCTCACCGTCTTTCATACATGTTGTATTTTTAATCACTATCCCGTCAGATTGTGAGCGTGAGTTCTCCCATCGCTTTTTCCATCTCTACTTCAGTTGGTTCTTTCTTGTTTTTCATTGCGTTATGAAGTTCCAAGATTATCACTTTTATTATCTCCTGTGAAATAACAACGATTTCAGCAACTTTTCCGATGAGCGCAGTGATTGATAGTATCAAAGCTAAGACACCGGAAATTCCCGAAATTGCTGCGGCAGCGGGAAAGAAAACTATTCCAACTATTATGAGAATGATAGTTAAAACTGCTAACGATGCAAGGCCCATTAGTTTGCTTCCAACTTTATCCAATCCCATTATCTTTCCTATCCATTCGAAAAATTTCTTGAATATTTTTGCTGGATATCCTGTTGCATCTTTTATGTGATCAACTATGTTCTTAATGTGTTTGACGTGTTTAGAAATATCAACTTGTTTTCCAAGTTTCTTACTCAACATGTCGTTGATAAAATGAACAATATCCACATTGCCGAGTGTAGTACCAACGATCTCAAGCACGTAAACGAGTCCATTTTCAGATTCATTTATGTTATCGTTTTCGCTTTCTTCGAGAGTTTGTTCGAAATTTTCTTCAATCTCATCTATGTCTATCTTAGATAGATCTCCACCTGCATCTATCAAATGTGATAGTGTTGCAGCTAATTTTTCTGGTTCTATTTCCTCAACTTCTTGAGGATCTATTTCTCTTTCTATTTCCTTAGCCTTTCCCTCCACAGATTCTCTAATACTAAAATTCTGTGAAAAGCTAACAAAATCCTGGAACCTATTGAGCTTCGTGTCTCTCATCTTTTTAGATCTTCATGTTTTTCTATATATCCAGAAAAACGTTAGACGATCGGCCCGTAAATGTAGTCTTGAAGTAGATCTTCCCAATTTCCGTGGTGTATGGCACATCTTGAAAAGATTGTATCGATGTGTGTAGTTTCTCTGTACTCCTCGATCCAGTAGATATTTTTGAATCCACTGTTAGCCAGAACTTTAGCACAATTTGCACAGGGGCTGTGCGATAGCATGACTATGTAATTTTCAGGATTGTGCTCTCTGAATTTAGCCACGGCATTTATCTCTGCGTGTATGAAACCATCTTTGCCTGGTTCAAGCGATTCTTCTTCTGTTCCTGTTGTATCGTTGAGGGGAGCATTAAAATAATTACCGTTGTAACCGAAAGATGCTATTTTCGTGAAGTCTTTCTTAACTATCATGCAAGCTACTTTGAGCCTTGAAGAAGTGCTCAACGTCGAGATTTCAAGAAGAATGTTCTTGAATGTCTCCAGTTTCTGTTTCGCTCTCTCTATTTTGTTCCGAGTTACTGGCATTTTCGATATGTTTGAATGCTTTCGCAAGATTTTCTATAAAACCGTACATTGTTTGAAACACGTATATCTCCTCTTTAGTCTGTGTTTCTTCATTGAAGATGATCATTGCCCAATCTCCATTCTGTGTGAACGTTGGAGGAAAGACTAGCAAATTTCGTTGGTTCAATCCAAACTCATAAGGTCCCGGATTTTCCAACTGAAACCTTCCATCCTTTTTTAATGTTTCAATCTGATCCTTGATAACATCTTCAGTTTCCTTCATGAAATCTTCAGATTTCAGAATTACGTTCTGCTCCTTGCAGGCATCATTCACCACCACAAGTCTAGCTAATGATTCTACTAGCATCTTCAAAATTTTGTTTAATTTCCTCGTCTAACCTTTCTTTGTTTCTATGATCAGAAAAATCACCAACTATATCAGTTATCTTTGTGGAGAATGGATCAGATGTGACTATTGCATCTGCTCTGTAAAGTTTCAAAACATTCTCAACACCGCCAATCTCATAAGATCGGCGGAGTGTGTCTTCTGACAAAAATCGTTTGTTGAATCCCATATTGTTTATATGGAGTTTTCCGATTTTGTTTTCTCCTCGATCTTTTCTATCAATTTCTTGATCTTTGCACAAATTTCATACTTTTCAATATCAGAATAGTAATTCATCGCAAGTGTAAGGCTACCAACCCATTCGTCCTGTTCAGAAACCATGTCGATGTAAGTTTGCTCCTTTTCAAGATATATTTCTGCTACGTATGCCGATGTTCTACCTGAAGCAAATGCGGCATCTATGCTGCCGCAAACCTGCTCATAAAAATCTTCATGCTTTTCTTCCAGGAACGTAGCTAAATCCTCTTTGTTTTTAAACTCATAGCTTTTCATGTTAGTGATTGCCATTTTTGTCCTGCCGGGTGAGGGCATGATTGATCTTTTAGAATTGTTTTTGCACCTAAGAAACAACCACAAATCTTGCATCTTGATTTTCCCAGTGTAGTTATGTGCATTTCACAATTCCTACAGATATTTAATCTTTCTTCCGATTCCGCTTTTGTAACAAATGGATTGTAATCTTTCACAGTTACAACTTTAACAGCAGAAGTAACCACGTTAGAAACAGATTTCACTGCTGCTGCAAATGAAAATTTATCATTCTTTTCACAATCGCAACCCATATAACTATATATCAGCTGATAGTCACTTAGGTTGTAAAATACTTATCCAATTTGATTCACCTATCTGCTGAAGAGCTACAGCAGCGGCATTTTTAGAATTGAAAATAGCAGGTTGTCCTGCGTAGTGATCCAGTGATGCCACATACAACGTGTTATCCTGAATGTTTATTGCAATGATTGTTGGTGATACGTAATCAGTTTGTTTCAAATCATTTTCTATTTTTCTGATTCTCTCTACCAGATCGAGCGTTTCATCGGATGAAACACTATACAATTCATCTTTCAGAGGTTGAACAAGATTTTCATCCTGAGTTTTAACATGCTTGACAACTCTTGATGTCAAATCTCTGAATACATAGAGCATGTCCTGTTTCACAAGATCGTATTTAAGATCGATAAGCTGTAATGGATAATCACGATCCCTTACTGTGTAAATTCTATCTCTTATCCATCCCTTGTTCGTTTTGTACTCGAGGAAGAACGATGAAGTTTGATCTCTGTTTGCTATTCTGAATTTATCAGATGGTTCTCCAGTATAAATTTCATCACCGTTTATATTTTCAATTGTCAACAACCTTTCACCAAAAGAACCTTCAGTTTTGACAACAACTCCGAACACATCATTGCTATCTATGACAACATCTTTCCTGCGGGGAGTTCTATCTTCCCGCAGAGTCCAATCTCTGTTTATCTGTTTGTTGTCTGTCAAAATAGTGCTGCTGGTCCCTTCTCCGTGGAAGTTTTAGATTTGATATCAGAAATAGCTTTCTGCAAAGCTTTCTTATCCTTGTCGTTAGTTTTTGGAGTACCCGAACCCATTTCGCCAAGCGGATCCTCATCCTCTATGGCAAATTCGTATCCCTTTGGTACAAATTCACGGTTATCAGTCCACCATTTAGTACCGCTCAGAATAGCATCCCTTGTCAGATGAACTGGTGATGCTTCAATCTTTTCAACTGTTAAGTTGAACCTTTTCTGTATTTCTTCTGGTATGATTTCAGCATCGAGAACGACAAGGTTAATGTTCCTTTCGATATTCTTCTTTAGTTCATCAACTGTAACTTCTCTCTTCGAAACAGCTGCGAGTTCCTTGGCTAATTCATCAATGTACAAACCATCTCTCAGATCTCTCCATGTGAATTGTGGTAATGTCGAAATAGCTTTGTTTATCTTAGTCTCTGTTAAAGACTTGATAAATTCCTCATCACTTGTTTTTTTCTTTTCCAACCATGAAACTACACCTGGAACAGAATCTCCACCATCACCGAGAAGCACTTTCATTGTAGCTACTTTAACAGGATCGATTGTGTGAATGTCGTTCCTATCAACAAGCGAAAAGAGAATGTCTCCGGGTTCAGCTGTCCAAGTTGACGGATCGAAAATGTCAACTTCCTCAGATTCAACTTCCTTCTTGCATGTATCGTAAACTTCCTGTGATAGAACTACCTTTCTCCTTTGAGTAACTGGATCAAGAGCTACAGTCCACGATCCGTTCTTGTGCAAGTTTATGACTTGGTGCAGATCCTTATCTCCAGTCACCATGATGACTGATTCTTTCATGTCATTCAACTTCCTTGACCACAGGTAAAGAAGATCGTCAGCTTCAGCATCCTTGACTTTTGATATGATGTAACCGTGAGAAGCTAGAATCTCGGAGAATTCATGTGTGAGCTTAAAGAAGACTTCCCAATCAACGTTAGATTCCTCTTTCTTTTCTTTCCTACCGCTCTTGTAACCTCCATCCTTGATTTCAATTTTCTTTCTCCATGAAG